GGACGGTTGCACACTACCACCTGTGAAGGCGGTATCCTGAAGAAGCCACTGTAATAGCGTCTTATTCAGGAACGAAGCTACGACGGACTCGGCGGCCTCCAAGGGGGTAACCACCCTCACCTTGAGGCCGCGTTCCTCGACAGATACACGCCGGACACGGGGGAGCTCGTGTCTGGTCTGTTTCTCATTTACGGTCACAAGTGACCAAAGAATGACAAACAGATTCTCCCTTATGGCCTCCCAGTTTTCGAGGCCAACTCCGGGATCTTCCGCATACGCGGTTTCCCAGAGAAAGAGAACGCACTCAAGCGGGACCTTCGTCCCGCCTAATCTCTGTCCTGCATCTGTACGTACACGGAAGGCGTCAACACTGGTTGAAGGGTTCCAAGCCCGAACGGGTCCGAGCTCATCACCCCACAATGACGCCAACCGTTGAGATTCGCTAAAGGTCACCAACTGTGAACGGAAGGCCGCTACCTCCTTGGCAACGACTAACCGCCCACCACCCTTCCCAGCGGCCAACTCATAACAAGCCGACGTACTGAGAAGGGGTGACCGAAGCGCCATTCGCAATCCCTTACGGTGACGCAGAGCCCATCGCCGACCAAACTTACATATAGACTTGTAAGTCCGGCGGTCTAACTTGGCACTCTGTTCGATCCTCGACCGGTGATCTTCCAGACTAGTCTGGACTCGGTCGCTTTCGGGGAACGGACCAGCTCTAGCGACACGCGACATTTGGAACATCGCACGACGCCAATAGGTCTCGTCATAGCAGGATCGTTTCAAACAACCCCGCCATATTGCGGAACAGGTGGGTAGGTTAAGGGAGTAAGCTTGGTGATCCATGCCAAACTCCAGGGGTTCCACCCCCATCGCCCAGAGCCTCATTAGGTTGAGCGATTCTTTAACCAATGTGGGTTTGCCAAGTCCACATGATCTATATATCCACCTTACCATATGCACAATCCCACTCCTTGCGGAGCGGATGTGCCGGTTGGCCACTTCGTCGGTCAGGACCTTGTCCGCGACCTTCGGAAAAGCCACCATAAGGCCCGAGACGTAAGCCTCGGTCCAAATGGCAGCGAAAGCACGGGTTTCCCCGTGTGGAAGCTGTCGTAACAAGCGAGCAGGTATCCTCAGCCATGGGTACCTGGGTAGCGGGACACGCGTGTCCCCTGCCCGCTTGTGGTCCCCCTCTCGGGGGCCAGAGGCTCGCAGCCCGGAACTACCCAGTTTCCGGGACTTCGGTGTTTTCACTTGTGAATCC